CAAACAGAGTTAGCAAAGAAGGTGGTAGCAAACTGCTCTTCACGATGGATGAGCATACGCATCGCCAGAGTTTCAGCACCAGCAGCACGAAGTTCCAGAGCGGCATCTTCGTTAGCAAGGGTCTGTTCGTCGAAGTCCATAGCAAGGCCATAAACATCAGCGAAGTAGTTGTCGTTGCTGATCGACATGCCGATGGTGTTGAGTTCGGTGCGCGGGGCAACCTTAGCAACATCACCAGTGCGGATCATGTTTTCACGGTCGTAGATGTAGTACTTGTCAGACTGATGCTGAACGTCCACAACCGGGAACACTTTATCGGCAACAAAGCCGGAACGGTCCTGAACGTAAGCCAGCGTCAGGTTAGACAACGGCTTGTCCAGATGGACCTGAGAGGGAGTCAGAAGAGGCATTTGTCAGTCCTTTCTTACGAGTTATCTACAGTGGCAGGATTGCCGGGGCCAAACAGTTCGACAGCAATGTTCTGACCATCGACACCATCTTCCAGAGCATAAGCTACAGGAATGTCGGTGGCACCGCTTGCAGTCGTACCATTGATTGCTTCACCAGCAGCATTCGTGAAGAGCAGGTCACCAGCCGTAATGGCAGCACCAGCTTCAACAAGAACACGACCACGGATAGCAACCGTCACGGCCTTACCTGCGGCATCTGCATCGTCATTGTAGCAAACACCAAAGACAGCTTCACCCTCAGTATCGGCCAGATCAACAAAGCTGTCATTCTCAAGGGTAACGAAATGAAACTGCGCAGCCGACAGGTCTTCACCAGCGATCATCGTGCGAGTTTCGGGGGAGTTCATGGTAGCCATGGTTTAGTCTCCTTTGTACATTTTGTGGACGAGTTCCTTACCAGCGTCCGTTTTGACTACAGCAGCATACGCTTTGGCATAGTCACGTTTGGTGAGAGAGTTTTCAGCCATATACTCTTTGACCAGAGCATCCAGCTTGTCTTCGGCCTTCATCAGATCGCCATTTTCACCAGTGGCACCAGCCTCAGTGAACTGCTTTTCAAACAGGGCATCTACAGCCGAGATAAATTCCAGAAGAGCCTTGTTGTCTTCCAGTTCATCAGCCTTTTCAATAAGCGACTTGGCAATAGCCTTGTCCAGATTGGGGGCCATTTCTTCACAACGCTTGGCGATAGCAGCCTCACGCTTCTGGACTTCCGCTTCTTCCAGAGCCTTCAGGACCGGAGCAGGAATGTCACTCTTGTTCACTGCAACACCGTCAACGGTAATCGTCTCTTCCGGCTGGCGCTTCTCAACACCATCAGCAGTAATTTTGTAGCCCTCGTCCAGAAGCGACTTACGGAGTTTCTCGTTCTCCGCTTTAAACTTCTCGACATCTTCAAGGGCCTTAGCCATGTCTTCCATGACCTTCTTCTTGGCATCGGCCTCAGACATACCCTTATCCATGTAGGGCTTCATTTTGGCCTTCATTTCTTCATCCGTCATAGGGTCGTTCTCCTTTTCTACAGATGAGTCACGTTTAAAGAGGGAAACCATCGCTTGTGCATTTGCGGGTCTATCGACCAAGGACAGTTCCTCCAGTTCCAGATTAGTAAGAAGATTAGGCATCTTGCCAGTCCTCCTTGGTTGCACGACCGCCGATAGAAAAGGCAGCGAGTTTCCCAGACTTCACGTCAGCCCAAACATTATCGTCATAGACCTTGAAGGCTACAAGCCAACCTTCACGTTCACTCTGGATGCCACAGGACTTACAGATTTCGTCGGTCATAGGCCACGAATGAACTACAACACCAATCTGATCTCCTGAGTGCATGGTTTTACCGATACGGACCTCTTCCATGAACTTGTTCACAGCTTTGACGAGGGTATCAGGTTTGATTACATCACCTTGTCGATCTACAACAGGTTCACCCTTTTCAGTGATGACAGAAGCCCAGCCAAAGACCAACCTCTGTTCATCATCTGTTTTAAGGACTTGGCCTTCGATGTTTTTTGTCATATCACTTACCGTAGTTCCTTTCTCCCACATCCTACAAGACCAATAGCGAGCAGAGGTCTTATCTGTAGCAGTGTCGCACGAATGTCTTGCTCGGAATGCAGCACGGGCATCTGGGTCATCCCTGCGGATTTCCATGTTAGGATCACCGAAGGTAACACGCTTAACTTTATCACCATCCTTGACGAAGACTTCAAACTTCTTGTTGCCACCCTGAATACGTCTAGGCTTGTTGAGAGTTACAGTCTCACCTTGGTACTCAGCTTTGGCAAACTCGGTCTTTAAGATTTCCTGGATTACAACTCTTAGTGCTTCAAGTCGATCTGTAGATTTTTCTTCGTCCTCTTCTGCCCCGTAGTATTCAAGATAATCCTCGTGACTTTCACCGGGCATGTAGACAGCCTGACCATTGTAGTCGGAGACATGGACTTTACCTTCTAGTCCGAGGTCCATAGAGCGTACCCTAGCCTCTGCCTCCGTGGTAAATATATCACTGGCGTATTGAGCCTTAGTAATGTCAGACTTACGAAGAGTAGACAGCTTGTGTCCTACCATCTCACCAGTAGGTTTACCCGCATCATCGACAATCTCAATACGAGCAGCAGGTTCTTCTTTAGAGCCTGTAACCTTGACTGAAATGTTAGGAACATCACCATCTTGAACAATCTGACGGATAATGCCACGAGCAGTGCCGCCAGAGGAGTTCCAAGATACTCGGGAGCCAACTTTCATATTTTTCTTGATTGCACTGTATGCAGATGCCATTGCCTTACCTTCATCCTTGGTATTATTGTAGACTGAGTTAAAGACTTCCATGAACTGACGCTTCTTATCAGCAGGGACATTAGAGGGAACTTTGTCTGGAGAAGTATATGGCATACTAGCGTCTCAGTTTACTGTTGTCTACAAGTATGATGTCGAAGTTGCAGGTAACTCTTGTATTGTTAGTCTCAACTAAGGCACACCTTACTTCTAGGTCACTCTTTTCAGAGATGGGCAAGGGGAGGGGAAAGTCATAACGATAGGTACTTTGGTAGGCTTCAGCCATATGACCTATGCGGAAGTTTTCACCAAAAGGTCTGGTGTAGAAACGGACTTGAGCATCTTCACCCTTTTGAACACTAAAGTCACCTGTGATAATAAAGCCTGTCTTGCCAGCAGGTACTGTGTATACACCGGACAAAGCTACACCAAGACCGATTGCTATATAAGCTACAACAACCCCATCAGCGGAGATTGATATGTTGCCCAAGTTGGCTGCTGCACCATTCTTGTAGCGGGCGCTATTTACCCTCTTAAACTCTAAAATGCCTGAGCTTGGGGTAAGACCATCAAGGTCTATTTCCTCGGTGATAGCGTTAAAGTTGGCATCAAGACCTTCGACAACAACACTACCCGTGTCACTAGCTGAAGAAGATACCACCGAGAGGGTGTAGGAGTTGGAGTCGAATTTAGACCAAGGGTAAAGGCCGCCATAGGGCCAAACAGTTTCGTCAGCACCAGAATCAATATCAGGATTGTAGCCCGTCAAGTGAGCAAAGCTATAACCCATAACTTCCGACTTGGAGATTGAAAAGCCGTTATTCTCGTACTGCTGTTTGGCCCAAGTAGGCATTAGGCAGTGCCCCAGAGTTCGATCAGGAGTTTACCAGCAGTGTAGGTAGCCTCAGTAATCGTACCAGCAGTCAGGTAGAGGTACTGACCATCCGTGGGGAAACTGGTGAAGACCGCTACAGAACCAAGGGTAGCATCACCGGCATTGACGAGAAGGGTTTCCGTCAGACTGCCAATAGCACCATTCTCGACACCAGTGCCTTCATCAGCAGCATAGACGTTAATATCCGGGTCCCCACCAGTGGGAGCCTCAAAGCAGGTCATACGACCGGCAATGATGGTACCATGCTTCTCTGCTTCGATGTAGCCGATATGACAGGGGAGTGCAGTGCCATTGACACCGATAATATCACCGATAGTCGTGGGGCATTCCAGACCAGTCAGGTCAATGAAGATTTCCGTCTTGATAAGACCGCCGACGTAGTCAACACGGGTCTTGTAGACAGTGCCAGTACCAGACGTGATGCCAGCACCAGCAGACATAACCTCGTCAGGCTGAGAAGTAAAGCCGGTGAGGATTTGATTGTGAAGTTTAGGCATCATGCCCTCCTTATGGTAACAAGTCTGTTAAGGTCGTAGCCTTGAATGTTGACTTGGTTTGATTGATTTCCACCCAGTAGATAGATGTACTTGTTGTCGTGTTTGTGGTAGAAGCCTACATGTCCCTGCCAAGGTTTCCCTCGGGATAGAACTACAATATCACCTTCTTCAGCTTCTCGGAGTTCTACTTCTTTACCGTATTCCTGGTAGGATCGAGCAAGAAGAGATTTGGTATTCGGAAGACCTTCTTCATCAAGAACCCAACCTACAAAAGCGGCACACCAAGGAACCTCGTCGTTATCCTGCGGAACCCCCGCCCCCTTGTAGTACTTGATTACCTCGGGGTTGTCCGGATTGCCCACCCATTCCTTCGTTCCCAGTTCTCCGTAGGCTCTCTTCCAAAGCCTTTCTCTCTTCGATGTTTTCCACATAGGCATCCTTGTCAAACTCCAGTTCGGCCATCTCCATGAGGTCTGCTACAACCTCGGCATGGTCTGCTACGTTAATCTTGGCACCGTTAAGATTACGAAGGAAGCGAGAGATATTCTCAAGATCATGGGGAACAACATCGCCAGCTTCAATACGGGGCATAACCTTGTAGTCAAGGCCGTTGATCTGCCAGAGAGGTTCCACCAGTTGTTTGTTGAGAATGTCAACCATCGTCTGAATGTAACTCTCTTGAGCCTTCAAGAAGAGGTCCGTCTTGCTCTTGCTGAGAGCATAAGAACCACCATCACCATTGCCCAGTTTAACGAAGTCGGCAAGGATACTCATTGCAATGTCACGCTGGTAGTCGTTGACTACAGGTCTGATCTCAATGTTCCGAGTACCATTGGCAGAAATAAGTTCCACATCCATGAGACGAGAACCAACACCACCAGTAGCCTTACCCTCACTATCTACCAGAAGGTCAGAGGGGAGGAGAATGTAGCCTTGGTCGTTGAACTTGAGGTCTCGGAGGACTCGTTCAAATTCTTGACGAAGTGCTGCTTGGGCTTCCGTGGCATCAGACGACATGTAGTCAGCAGGCATACGACCGACCGGAATACCCGTGAGTTCACGTTCAATAGCGATTGCCTCAATACGTTGCACATTCGTGAGGAACGTATAAGACTTATAAGCATTGCGTAGGATGCTGCGTCCAGATGGGTCATTGTTGGTGTTCGTTGTTTTGTAGTG